AATTCTTTCCAGAAACCAGTACCTGATGTACCGTTGTCTGCAACAAACTTAGCAAAGTATGTATCTTTATCAGATGTAGTGTTAATAATCTTAACTACGTGGTCTTGGAATGACTGAGCTGGTAGCTGTGATACGTTGTCAACTTGGTCTTGAAAGACGCCTAGCTTACTGTTATCAAGTCCACCTTTTGCGGTGATAGTAAATGCAGTACGTGTACCACTTACAACTCTGTCAAGCTCAAGTGAGCCTACAAATTTTGTTACTGTTAAACCTGATATATTTAATCCGTCGATAGCAGTTTTAAGTCCTGTTAGTACATCATCGTAGCCATCGTTTGTCTGTGCTGTATATGTAACAGTGCTTCCGTTAATTGTCACAGAGTACTGGTCTATATTTACACCACTTGTAATACCTACAACTGCACCTGACAGTACAAGTGTAGCTCTGGTGTTAGCGATAAATGTAGGGTCAGCTTGCTTGTCAGCTGTGATAAGATTGTTAGTTATGATAGATGTATCTTGTACAGTCAGTATATGGTAATTGATACGTGCTCCTGTAAGGTATGCCTGTGCCCCTGTACCGTACGTTACGGTAGCAGCTGCCCCAGTTATAGCATTCCAGATTGCAATGGCTCCTGTAGAGCCTCCTGATGCTGGTGTAATACATCCTATATATTTTTCTGTTGCAGTTCTAGCAATGTAGAACCATTTGGAGCTGTCATATGTAGTGCCAGTACCTAGATTAGAAATCCATTGCATACCCGGTCTTTTAGTAAGACCAAAAGTAGGGTCAGGATAACCGTTTAAGCATTCCTCAACTTGACCGGGAAGTTTTTTACTGTCTGCTTGTCTAGATACTCCACCAAGATAGTTGTCAACTCGTTGAGATACTGCTGGCATTATCGTTGTAAAGCGTGAAATGGTTGATAGCTTTGATAGTAGTTCTGTTGACCTTGTGGATGACCAAACATAGTGAACTGACCTTGTTGTGTTTCGTACTCCATAGCTAAAGCTCTAAGCAAAGCTTCTTGTTTCTCTAGCCTGATAAACTGATCGTCGTCACCTATGATCTTACTTGATACTAAGGTAGCGGCTCTGGCTTGTATGTAGTTTCGTATTGGTTCTGGTAAATCTACCCAGTCAAATAACCATACAATGTCAACCTCGATAGGGTTGCTGTGTGTCCACTTGTATGTATGATTCTGTCTGTCATACAGTTTACCCTGTCTGCGTATACCATCATGTGTGGTATTGTTAGCATTCTCTGTTAACTTTATCTGTAGTACATTGTTTGGTATTTCTATTTCGTTGTCTGAATTAACTGCAAACTCATAGTGATACTCTTTGTTAAAAGTCCATCCTTCAGACTGTACCTCTCGTGACACCTGTAACAGTGTAGCATAGGCAATCGCAACGTCCGGGTTGGTTTGGTCTAAAGTGGTTACAGGAGCTTGACCACATGACGACAATATATGGTTAATAGCTGGTAGCTCTTGTGTAGCGTTTGTGGTTGGAAAAGGCATAATTATAAATAAGAAAAGGGGAGAATGAACTCCCCGTATTAACTCGCATTAGAATGCAGCGTTACCGGATGATCCGACAGCAGCACCAGCGATTAGTTCAACAGCAGCAGCTGGGTTTAAGTAGTCTGCACCCATGGCTAGTCTTCCTAAGATTACGTCACCTTGGTATACTACTGAAACGTCTCCAGATGTTACCTGTACTTGTGGACCGATTGCTTCTACACAGCCTGCAGCTTCCTTCTGGAAGATAAGTCCGCAGCTGTTTGCAAATTCAGTCTCTTCACCGTACTCGTTGTTGATACCAGTAACATCGTTAGCAGCATCTTCAACAGCTTCACCTACAAATGAACCTACGTTTCCGGGGCTTGTTACACCGGGGTTAGTTGCAGATGCAGAGCCATACTTAGTACCATAGCTTGAGAAGAATGGTATGTTCATTGACTTGTAGATCTTGATGCCTGCAATTTCAATGATTCCGTTACCAGACTGTAAGGCTGTACCTTGTGTGTCTCTGTTGACAAGTCCGTTAGAACCAACAGCTTGTATTAGTTCGTAGTATTGTCTTGGGTTTAGAACACCAACTCTACCATCAGTAGAAACTCCTTTTTCATCTAGTGCAGCAGCAGCATCATAGAAAGCATTAATCAATGAAGCTGAGTTGTATGCGTCAGATGCTTGGTTGTTTGTACCTACTCTGATTTGTGTTCCGCCGGGCTCAACAAAGCCTGACTTAGTGATTGGAGAAGCAGCCCTAGCACCACGAGCGATTGCTCTGAATACTAAACGGTCATACTTCTGAGCAAGAGCATATCCAATTTTCTTGGAGATCTCTCCTCTTAGTTCATAATGAGCAAGTGTCTCATCTAATTCGTAGACAAATGCTGAACTGATTAGAAGGTCATCAACTGTGATGGTCTTCTCAGCTACTGGAGGTGCTCCGTCGGAGTTACCTAGTATGCTGTTGCCGGGTGTATGATACTCGGCTTTTGTGTGTCCTGTGTAGATGAACTGAAGTGACTTACCATTTGTAAGTGTTCTCTTCATTACAAGGTCTCTAGCGATTGCATTGTGCTGGAAGCCTTTGAACATCTCTCCACTGAACAACTTTAAATACAGGGCTCTAGCGTCGCCTGTACTATTCGACTGACCGGGGCGAGTTAGACTCGTGGTCAGTGTACTATTCTGTTGTGCCATTGTTATGGGTAAAGGTTATATTGCTTTCCTGTACAGAATTTTTTTCGGCCAATTTTGTGTGTCTCTCCACACCGTCTAGACGGCATAAGGTGTCCTCGTAAGGGCTTGTGCCAATGGCAGGGGAGTCCGACTCTGAGGTGCTCCCCGGCTGTTTAGTAAGAAGGAGTCTCTAGTTGAGGATCTTCTTTCTTTTCTTCAGTTTTGTTTTCTGGTTGCTTGACTTCTGGCTCAGGTGAATACCTAGTTACAGAAGCCTGCATGACCGAGCTTTGATGGGCCATTTACTTAATGATTTTAGTATATGCAACACCACGGTAAACGTAAGTTACTGTCATAGCTTCCTCCGATACCTAGCCCCCGTTCCATGACTAGATTACATGCGACCTAAATAGGTTGAACGGACGTTGAAGTTAGGCTATTTGTGGTGCAGTAAGTGCTACGTTTGTAGACTCAGCTGATGCTAAGTCAAGTGGGAAGTTGTGAGCATTACGCTCGTGCATTACTTCAAACCCTAAGTTGGCTCTGTTCAATACATCAGCCCATGTTGGTATGATCTTGCCGTTAACATCAACGACGGACTGGTTAAAGTTAAAGCCATTAAGGTTGAAAGCCATGGTGCAGATGCCCATTGAGGTGAGCCATATGCCAACCACGGGCCAAGTAGCCAAAAAGAAATGTAAGCTACGAGAATTATTAAAAGAGGCATATTGAAAAATAAGTCGACCAAAGTAGCCATGTGCAGCTACGATGTTATAAGTTTCCTCGTCCTGACCAAACTTGTAGCCATAGTTCTGTGAGATATCTTCCGTGGTCTCCCGAAGGATTGAGGAAGTAACAAGGCTTCCGTGCATAGCAGCAAACAAAGCACCGCCAAACACACCCGCAACTCCGAGCATATGAAAGGGGTGCATAAGGATGTTGTGCTCCGCTTGGAAGACAAACATAAAGTTGAATGTTCCACTGATTCCTAAAGGCATGCCGTCAGAGAATGAACCCTGACCGAATGGATAAACAAGAAAGACTGCAAGAGCTGCGGATAATGGTGCAGTATATGCAACAAAGATCCATGGTCTCATGCCAAGTCTGTATGATAGCTCCCATTGTCTACCTGCATAAGCTGCTACACCTATGAGGAAATGAAAGACAACGAGTTGATATGGTCCGCCATTGTATAGCCACTCGTCCAGTGTACCAGCTTCCCATATTGGATAAAAATGTAGTCCGATTGCGTTAGAGGAGGGGACGACTGCTCCTGATATAATATTGTTTCCGTATAATAACGAGCCGGAAACTGGCTCACGTATGCCGTCTATGTCTACAGGCGGTGCTGCGATGAAGGCTAGTATAAAACAAGTTGTTGCAGTGAGTAAGCAAGGGATCATCCTCC